CGGGGTGCAGCAAACATCCCCCACAGAAGCGCACCACATCCGCCGGAGGGCTGACGGGCAACTCTACGGAGTCGGCCAAAAGGCCCACGACTGGGAGACGATCCCCCTCTGCTACACGTGCCATTGGAACGGGGTTGGCTCCATCTGGACGCACCGCGGCTTCGAGGAGCGCTTCGGGGACGAGCGGGATCTGCTGGCCAAGACCCTGGAGCGGCTTGGGAAGGCGGTGGCAGCATGAAACGCCCAAAGGTTGAGTTCTCCCCCGTCTACCTCCGGACCCAGGCCCAGGTGGACTACCTGCTCAAGGTCATCCCCAACCTGCCCCTGGACCCTGAGCGCCCGGTCGAGGTGGTGATCCGGGAGCAGGTCAAGAAGCGCAAGCTGACCCTGAACGCTGCCATGTGGGCGGGACCCCTGGCGGACATCGCCCGGCTGGCCTGGCACAACCGCCGGCAGTACACCGCCGAGGAATGGCACGAGGGATTCAAGGCCCTGTTTCTCCCGGACCCCAACGAGCCCGACTTTGACCCCTCGCACGTGGTCAACCCCGAGACCTATGCGAAGTGGAGCATCAACCCGCTGACGGGGAACCGGATGTGTATCGGAAGCACCACGCAGCTCACGGACGCGGGCATGCGGGTCTACCTGGTCCGGATGGAGGCATTCGCCGGGGAACAATTTGGCGTGGAGTTCTCCCCGAGGATCGACCACGCGGAACCAGACTGGCGCGCGAACACGAAAGGACAGGTGGCGGCATGAGCGAGAAACCCCTACCCCCGAAGCAAGCGGCATTCGTCCGGGAATACCTCATCGACCTGAATGCGAGCGCGGCATATCGGCGCGCAGGATACTCCACGGGCAATGCGAACGTGTTGGGGCCTCGACTGCTGGCAAATGCTGGCGTACAAAGGTCTATCCAGGCTGCCATGGATGAACGCGCCCGGCGCACGGAGGTCACTCAGGACTATGTGCTCCGGAACATCGTGGAGATCGGCGAGCGGTGCATGCAGCGCGTCCCGGTCATGGTGGGGCAGGGCAAGGAGCGGAAACAGGCCCAAGCGTTCGCCGTGGACCCAGCGACCGGAGAAGAGAGGCTGGTGGGCGTGTGGGAGTTCGACTCTCAGGGCGCGCTGAAAGCCCAGGAACTGCTTGGGAAGCACTTGAAGCTGTTCACAGACAAGACCGAGGTGAGCGGGCCAGAGGGTGGCCCCGTGGCGCTGAACATCCTGCCCGTTCGACCCGCATTGGATGAACAACCAATCAAGAAAGCCCTTGAAGTCAGGATTGATCCCGGGAAAACACCCGCCAAGCGTTGAAAGGATCATAATTGCCATCCGTAGACATCCAGATCCCCGAGAAACTCCTCTTCCTGCTGACGGAGCAGGCCCGCTACAAGGTCTCCTTCGGCGGGCGCGGGAGTTCGAAGAGCTGGAGCGCGGCGCGCGCCCTGGTGGCCCGGGCGATGATGCGGCGCACCCGCTGGTTGTGCGCCCGTGAGTATCAGAACTCCATCAAAGAGTCCGTGCACTACCTCATCGCGTCGCAGATCGACGCCCTTGGCCTGGCTTCCCACTTCCGGGTCATGGAGAACGAGATCCGCGGGCCTCACGGCTCCCTGTTCGTCTACACCGGCCTGCATGACAAGAGCCTGGACAGCCTGAAGAGCTACGAGGACTTCGACGGGTGCTGGATCGAGGAGGGCCAGAGCGCCAGTCGGCGGAGCCTGCAGATCCTGCGCCCCACCATCCGCAAGGAGGGAAGCGAGTTCTGGATCACGATGAACCCGGAGAACGAGGAGGATCCCGTCTACCAGGACTTCATCGTGAGCCCTCCCGACAATGCCATCGTGGAGAAGGTGAACTGGTACGACAATCCTTGGTTCAACGACATCCTGCGGGCCGAGAAGGACGCCGACTATGAGCGCGACCCGGAAGCGGCCGAGTGGATCTGGGGCGGGAACCTCCGGAAGATCAGCAACAAGCAAGTGCTGCGCGGGAAGTGCGAGACCAAGCCCTTCGAACCAAAGCCCGACCTGTGGGACGGTCCTTACCAGGGCCAGGACTTCGGCTTTGGCCAGGATCCCATGGCGTTCATCCGCTGCTGGATCTGGGAGAACGACCTCTACATCGAGCACGAAGCCTACGGGGACCACTGCGAGATCGAGGACCACGTTTCGACCATGGACAGCATCCCCAAGGCCCGGGAGTTCGTGACCCGCTCGGACAACTCCCGGCCCGAGATGATCAGCTACCTGAAGCGCAACGGCTACCCGAGGGTGCAGGCCTGCCAGAAGTGGGCCGGCTGCGTCGAGGACCGCATCACTTACCTCAAGTCCTTCCACCGGATTTACATTCACCCGCGCTGCCCCAGGATCGAGAAGGAGGGCAAGCTCTGGTCCTGGAAGGTCAACAAGGCCGGCGACATCCTGAACGAGCTGATGCCTGGGAATGACCACGGATGGGACGCTGTTGGCTATGCGCTGGAGCCGTTGATCCTCGGCCATCTAAAGAAGGACAAGGAGCCCAAGAAGCAAGCAGCACCCATACCAATCGTGTCGAGGTGGAAATGAGCCAGGTATTCGGACTGTTGGCAGTGCTGTGGATCGTATGGAACTGGGGGAAGAGGAAGTCCAAGAAGTGGAGGGCGGGACGATGACCATCACCTGGATCAGCATCAAAGAAGGGGCCGACCTTTACGGGCTGAACGCGGAATACTTCCGGCGTGAATACTGCCGGGAGGGCGGAATCCTGGCGCGGCGTGGCGGTCTCCGGTCCCGCATGAACGGCAAGCGCCGGAGCCTCCTGGTAGCTCGGGAAGTGATCCTCCTCATGATCGAAGAGGAGCGAGGGCACACGGCCTGAGCGTATTTATTCCTACATTAGCGGGTACGAGCGGAGGTTAACGGCCTACGCTTCGTGTGTACGGAACGCGCGGGCGCGACTCTTCGTTCAGGAGCCCGCGCCATGCGTGAGATTGATCTGATCGTCATCCATTGCTCGGCCACGCCGAACAACGTGCCCGTGAGCGTGGAGACCATCCGGCAGTGGCACCTCCAGCGCGGATTCCGAGGCGTCGGCTATCACTACGTCATCACGCTTGACGGCAAGGTCAACGAGACGCGGGGCCTGGACAACATCGGAGCGCATGCAAAGGGGTTCAACGCCACCTCCATCGGCATCTGCATGGTTGGCGGCACGGGCGGCCCGGACAAGCAGAACCCTGGGGCCTACACGCTGAACCAGTGGCATGCGTTGAGGAACCTGGTGCACGAGTTGCGGCAGCGCTTCCCGAAGTCCAGGGTGTGCGGGCATCGGGACCTGAGCCCGGACAAGAACGGCAACGGAATCATCGAGCCGGTGGAGTGGATCAAGCTCTGCCCGTGTTTCTCGGTCCTTGAATGGCTCGGCAACGACATGCTGCCGGCCTCTGAGCACGTATTGGGGGAGAAATGAACGAGTTCATCTACATCCTCGCAGCCTTCGCCGTGGGCCTTCTGGTTGGTGCCATTGGTGGCGCTCTCGTCTACCGCAAGCACCGGGACCGCCTGGAGATGCTCCGCGCCCAGGGT